CCCTGGGCGCAGGCTTCTGGGACGGCCTCGGCATCGACATCATCCCCGGCACCCCCGGCAACTCCCGCCGCCAGGGCAGCGTCGAAGTTTCTCACAACATCTGGGAAGAATGGTTCGAAACCAGGCTGCGCATCGACCCCGCCAACAACCTGGACGACCTCAACCGCAAAACGCGCGGCTTCTGCATCTGGATGAACGCCACCCGCGAACACACCCGCACCCGTATGACCCGCCTGTCCTGCTGGCTCATGATCAAAAGCGAACAACTGCGCGAACTCCCGGAACGGACCCTGCTGCATGACCTCATGAACAAACCCGAAGAAGAGCGCACCATCACCAACCACCGCATAAGCTTCGAAGGCAAGGAATTCAACCTCAAACACGCCAACATCCCGCACGGCACCAAGGTCAAGGTCATCAAAAACATCTGGAAATGGAAAGACGGCATCATCACCGTCTCCCACAACAACCAGCTTTTCGAGGCCCAGGCGATCGAGAAACTATCCGCCGAGCTGGGCGGCTTCAACGCCAACGCCGCCATCATCGGCGTCAGCTACAAAGCACAACCCGAAACTGCCACACAAAAGGCGATAAAACGGCTCGATGAACTGGCCACCGGCAGCCGCACCCCAGGCCGCGATGCCATGCCGTTCGCCGGCATGAACGCCTTTGAAGGCTTTGAAGAAAAAGTCGCCAACCTCGCCACCCTCCCCAAGCGCGGCACCCCCATGCAGCTCACCCGCTCCACCGAGGGGATCCAGTATCCCATCATGGAACTCTTCAAACGGCTCCGGGCGGCAGATATCCAGGTCACCCCCGCCATCAACCAGGCGCTGCGCGCCGAATACGGCGACACCATCAGCGCCGTCGCCATGGACACCGTCATCCGTCAATACAGCGGCCAAGCCCCACAGCACGGCCTCTCGCTGGTGGTCAACAAGTAACACACGTTTTGGCCCGAATGGGGCCAAAGGAGGTAACACACAATGGCAACCAGAGTATCCAGAGCATACACCGCAGCATTCCAGCCCCTGGCAATCAAAGACCTCTGCCTCCAATGCAGCATCAGCCAGGGCGAACTAGCCAAAGGCCTGGAGATCTCCCGGCCCCTGGTCAACCTCATCATCAACAAAGGCTACCTGCCCCCCACCCACCCCGACATCCAGGCGCAGATCGAAGCCTTCCTCACACAACCCGAATACCGGAACAGGGTGAACTACTGGCTGGAGCAGCAAGGCATCGGCCTGGCCGGGATCTGGACCCCGCTCGGCCAGGACCTGCGCGGCAGGACCGGAGTACAGCACGGCCGGAAAATATCCGCAGGCATGCGCAACATCGCGCTGATACCGGGAGACCCGGAAATATACCTATGCAAGGAGGTTGAGATGGTACACACAGACGCGCTCCGACACTTCAAAATGTTTCGCAACCCGTTTGTCGGAGATGTGGAAAAAAGCGCCGATATCTACAAATCCGACGAACACCACTACATTGAAATGGCCATGCTGGACGCGGCCAAACATGGCGGCTTCCTCGCCGTCATCGGCGAAGTCGGCAGCGGCAAAACCACCATGCGCCGCGAGGTCATGGAACAACTGAAACGCGACTCCAACGTCATGACCATCTTCCCTCAGATCATCGACAAAGGCCGGATCACCGCCGGCTCCATCTGCGACGCCATCGTCATGGACCTCTCCGAGGAAAAACCCAAGGTCAAACTGGAAGCCAAAACCCGCCAGGTGCAGAAACTGCTCATGGACCGCAGCCGCGCCGGGTACCAGGCCTGCCTGATAATAGAAGAGGCCCACGACCTCACCACCCAGACCCTCAAATACCTCAAACGGTTCTACGAACTGGAAGACGGCTACAAAAAACTGCTCGGCATCATCCTCATCGGCCAGACAGAGCTGAAACACATGTTCAACGAATCCCAGCATGTCGAGATGCGCGAAGTCATCCGCCGCGTCCAGGTTGCAGAAATCAAAGGATTGAACGGCAACCTCGCCGACTATCTCACCGTCAAATTCAAACGGGTCGGCATCAAACTGGACGACATCATGGATACGGACGCCATCGCCACCCTTGGCAAACGCCTCACCACGGACGACGGCCGAGGCAAAAAACCGGTCAGCCACGCCTACCCGCTGCTGGTCAACAACTTCACTGCCCGCGCCATGAACCTGGCCTACGAGATGGGCGAAACCCGCATCACCGCCGAAGTCGTGGAGGCGCTATGAAAGCATCCAAAAAACAGGCCATAGCCTACGTCAAGGGCAGCATCGCCCCCAGCCAGATCAAGGCAATCCACACCACCATCCACAAACTCGGCCTCGATGACGACGCCTACCGCAACATCCTCGAAACCCGCTACGGCGTGGACAGCTGCAAGCGCCTCACCTGGCGCCAGGCCGAGGAACTGCTGGCAGGGCTGAACGGCAATAACTCCCCCCAGCCCCCTCTTAATTCAAGAGGGGGAGCAAAAGCCCCTCCCCTTGGCCCAAGGGGAGGCGGGGGAGGGGTTAAGAAGTACCAGGACATGGACGGCCGTCCCGGCTTCGCCTCCGGCGCCCAGCTCCGCCTGGTGGATGCCATGTGGCACCAGGTCACCCGCGCCGAAGGCGACGAAGCCCAGGAAAAGGCCCTCGATAGTTTTTGCCGCAAGATCGCCGGGGTGGCTGGGCTGCGCATGGTCAAGGCCTGGCAGATAGAGAAGATCGTCAAGGCCCTGGAGGCCATGGGCGCGGAGAAAAAACCATGATCATCCTGATCCTGCTGGCCATAATCGGAGCCTTTTCCCTGGTGGTTGCCACCTCCCGCATGAACGAACCAAAACCAAAAAGGAGACTGAAACAATGATCCGACGCATCCTCAAACGCATAGCACAGGTTATCAAGGAAGAATTCGCCTGGTTCAAGATCCGCGTCGACCTGAAAAACCGGGTCGCGAGGTGGGCACGATGAAGCCAATACTTATCGGCCTGTTTATCCTTTGCCTGCTTAGTGTGAGCGAACGTATTTACAACCAGGTGTGTGACCGGGAACTCCGCCGGGCGGTTATAAATCGCAACATGGCAGAGCAACACTACTATGAAACGGCCACAAAACAGCAGGAGCTGGAAACAAAAACTTTAACCGGTACCGTGATCAGCACTTATGAATGGATACAGAAAAACAAAAAGGAGCCCACCCGTGGTCAGAAAGAGAATTGAAGGAACCGCCCTGCAGAACTGGGATGATGTAGACACTTGCCTCGCCGAAATCGCCGCTGCCGATCGCAACCTCACCCTGATCGAAAGCGCTGCCAACGAAAAGATCGAGGAGATCCGCAAGGCCATCAAGGAAAACTCCCAGCCGGTACTGGACAAAAAAGCCGGGCTGGAGCTGGCTATCAAGGAATACTGCGAGGCCAACCGCGCCGAATTCCAGAAGGCCAAAACCAAGACCCTCACCTTCGGCGAGGTCGGCTTCCGCCTCTCCACCCGCATCATGATCAAGCGCATCGCCGAAACGCTCCAGGCGCTCAAGGATCTGGACCTCAAGCAATGCATCCGCACCAAGGAAGAACCCGACAAAGAGGCCATGAAGGGCCTCACCGACGACACCCTGGCCGAGGTCGGCGCCAGCCGTAAAACCGAGAACACCTTTGGCTACACCCTCAACCTGGAGCGCATCAACAGCGAGGTCGGGTAAATGGCTGCCACCGTCAACAGCCTGCTCAACACCAGCGCCGACGACTGCAAGATCAGCCTGGCCTTTGTCACCGATATCAGCCTGCTGCGCCAGGCGCTGGCAGCAGCGCAGGAGCGGGGCGAAAAGACCAAGGCCAAGCACATCGCCCAGCGGATCAAACAACTGGGCGGCGCGGATCTGGCCGATCTCAAACCCTGCCCCTTTTGCGGCGGCAAGCATCTGTACTGGGATCACATGATTGTCGACAACGAAGAGCTGCACTTCCTGGTCTGCAAGGAATGCGGCTGCGAAGGCCCCACCAGCGTCCTGCGCCAGGTGGCCGGGCTTTTGTGGGAAACGCGGCAGCCAATATGAAAAAACCGCTCCTCCCCTGTCAAGGGGAGGCTGGGAGGGGTTAGCTTTTAAACAACTTTAAGGAGGATGAGATGGGCGAACTAATCAAAGAACTGGAACCGAGAACCGTCGGCGAACTGAAAGTGGCCATTGCCTTACTGCCTGATGACATGCCGGTCTCCGATTGTGTAGGGGAATTGTTGTGCCTCCGGATCTACGAGCAGGACGGCGAAAAATTCATGGAGGTGGCCTGAAATGTCCATCCCGCGCTACATGGCCCCGGCGATCAACGTCCCGAAAACCTGTGTCAACTGCCTGCACCGCCACACACAAAGCACCTTCCCCACCTGTGTGCAGTGCAACGCCCTGGCCAAGGTAGAGGACAAATTCCCGATGCACGAAACAGACGACATAGAGGAGCCTTAAACCCCTCCCCTTGAAGTAAGGGGAGGCTGGGAGGGGTTAGCTTTTGACCCGAGGAGGAACCAATGACCCGCATGCACGCAGCCAAAATAGAAGACAGCCCGCGCCTCCAGAAGGTGCGGGATTTCTTACGCCGCCAGGGCAGCGCCACCACCCGCGAGATCAGCCAGGCGTGCGACGTTTACGCCGTCAACAGCATCATCGCCGAGCTGCGGGCCAACGGCTTCACGGTAAATTGCCAGGCCGTCAAAGGCCAGCGCGGAGTATATCGGTACACACTAAACGAAGCGCCTCAAATGCCGCTGTTTGCGGGGTTAACATGAAATGCAAATGTGGCGGCCTGATGCAATTAAGGCAACTGACTATGGACACTGATGCCCACGTCTGTGTCAACTGCGGCCGGGATGATATACCCCGCAAGTCCGCCCCTGCTGATGAGCCGGACGAGATACCGGTACCGCTGCCAAAACCGGTACCGGCACCAAAACCGCCGCCAGCGGAACCGTTCCCCAAATTCGGCACCTGCCCATCGTGCCAACGTACCAACATCAGGCTAGGGCACGCCGGTAAATGCGGCCGCTGTGCCTATCGGCTGAAAAACAAAATTGACTTGGCATTGCCGAACCAAAAACCGGGCAAGGCTGCCCCCAGATCAGACGACCCGGCCCCTGCACCGATCATCACACACAAAAAGGAGAACACCATCATGGGCGCTTTCGGAACCTGTACCACCTGCCACCGCACCAACATATCATTGCAATACAAAGACACCTGTGCCCGCTGCCACAAACGCATTGCCAAAGGCAAAGACCCACTCACCGGGGAGAAAATCGGCGTGGTGGCAAAAGCGGCGGGCGCGGCAATACTGACCTATGACAAACCGATCAGCCCGATAACAACGGTCCAGCCCGCACCGGCGGCAAACGAGGCGGGCGCGGCAAGCAGCGCCCCTACACCGTTCGCACCGATAACAACGGTCCAGGCAACCATCGGGTCGCCGAATATTATCGGACGGATACCCGATCCCGGTTTCACCCTCGACGTCATGGCCGCCATAGACGAAGCCTGGCTCGGCAAACGCACCGCCATCATAACCCAACTGCAGGCCACACCAAAAACCAGTGAAAAGTTGCGCATCGCCTTCTACACCCTGGCCTCGGTCAACGCCATGGGCACCGAGGCCTGATATGGGAAAAATGAAAGAACATCCCCGGTACAACGTCCTCTCGGTCCGCGTCAGCGACTACGAGCTGCGCGAGGTGCAGGAACAGATCAAAGGCAGCCGCCAGGACTATCTCCTCCAGGCGCTCATGGAAAAAATCACCCGCGATCGCCAGGCATCGCTAGACGACCATCTGAGGCGCCTGTCTCCTCCCCTTAAGTTAAGGGGAGGCCGGGAGGGGTTAGCTTCTGGCCTGGAGGGGTTATGACTTTCCCGGTCAACACCACCGTTCAGGGCTACCCCATCCGCACCGGACCCGGCGGAGCCTACATCCCCAAAACCCTCCAGGGCATGCAGCACCTCAACGCCTGGAAACAGGAAAACGCCGGGGCTCCTGATCACTGGCTGCGGCAGGAGATCGGCAAAGGCTTCCAACAGATGCTGCTGCTCCGCCTGGACGGCGCGCCCGCCGCCGAGCTGGTCGCCATGACCGCCGAAATGTGGGTGACCCTCATCGCCCCCAACCTGGAGGAGCAGATCGACCGCCAGCGGATCAGCCGAGGGTTCACCCTGCTGCTGCGCAAAATCAAGCGCTGGCCCCAACCCGTGGAGCTGTTGGAAGTACTCCCCACCAGGATGCGCCGGCCTGCAGATCCAAAGACCACGGAAGCGCCCATCAGCGACGAAGCGCACGAGCGTGGCAAAGCAGCATTTGAAGAGATCCTGGAGAAAATGAAATGAGCGACCGCCATCTGTGCTATCTGGAATACATCGACATCGACCAGCTCCCGGAACATTATCAGGACGTGGCCCGCGCAATTGGTGTAGAAGGAATGGTGCGGCTGGCAGAGGCCTTTCCCTGCGTGCCGATCTACCTCAAGCGCGCCGACAAGATACTGAAGCAGGCCAAAGAGGCCTATGTCCTGGCCAACTTCAACGGGGCCAACCATCGCCGCCTGGCGCTGGATACCGGCCTGTCTCTGGAGCGGGTCTATCACACCCTGAAAAAGGCCCATGAAGAAAAGCAGGGATGGAAACAGGAGACCTTAATATGAAAACACTGGAAGAACAGATCGAGGAAGCGCGCCTGGCGTGCAACGCATTTTATTCGCATTTTCTCGGCCGCCCGGTGGATATGTGGGACGGCTGCCAGCCGGACGAGCAGAACGCCTGGCACACCGTGGCCGAGATTCTGACCGGCCGCCGAGACGGCAAAACCCAATGAAACTGACCACAACGTTGAATCTAATCAAAACACATAACTGCTGCCATGACGGATACCACAAACTGGTTACTCATCTCGGCGGCCTCAAAAAATACGGCGCGGATGAACCTATTGATTTAGTTATAATACTCGACTGCAATGGGGTCGGGGATTGTTTGTGGGCGTTTAGGGCCACGGCAGAACCCTCGCAGCACCTCGCCCGGCGCATCGCAGATGAAATTTCAGCTTCATTGTTGGAATTGTATGGGACATTTTCCAATTCCAACGAGGTCCGTGAGGCTATGTTTTTTGCGCGAGGATATGCCGCCTCCGCAACATGGACGGCATATGAAAGCGGCGTAACTATCTGGTCCAGGGGCACCCTCGCGGTGTCCTGGCCGGCAGAGTCCGCCAAACATGCGCGGATAATCCGTGCGTGGCTGGAATAGTGTTAACGGCAAGCATGACCCGTGACCAACGGGAAACGGTGTCTATGCGCTGGTTATGGCGCATTGGCAACCAAACTACAAAGGAGAAACACAATGTCAAACGCGTCACAGAAGGGACTCATGGATTTTTTCAGCATTGCCAACGTATGTCACGAAGCAAACCGCGCACTCTGCGCCGGACTTGGCGACAACAGCCAGTTACCGTGGGAAGATGCCCCACAGTGGCAGAGAGACAGCGCAGTAAACGGGGTACGGTTCAACGTGGAGAATCCCGCCGCTCCGGCATCCGCTTCGCATGACTCTTGGCTGGAAGAAAAACGCCTTGCCGGTTGGAAATTCGGGCCGATCAAGGACGCCGACTTGAAAGAACACCCTTGTTATGTGCCTTACGAGGAATTGCCGAAAGAGCAGCAGGCCAAAGACCATCTTTTCAAGGCAACCGTGGCGGCACTGGCTCCGCTTCTGCCTTAACTGAACGTGGCGCAGGGTCGATGCTGGCCTTGCGCCATAACGGACGGCTTCGCCCTGAACGGCGGAGCGTAGCGTAGACCGCTTCCAGGGCGGGGTTATATTTGCGAAAGGACGAACGAACATGAATCTACAAAACGTAAAGCAGGCCATGAAGGACAACAGGCTTCAATCCTCTCATGTTGACTGGCTGATTGAACAGACAGAACAGGCGCAGGACATGGAGCGTAACTACACGCACCAATTGGGCGAGATGGCTCGACACTGTAGCGCGGTAATACCGTGGCTGGTGGAGGCTGTGGATGATGATATCATCTCGCGACTTCCGGGAAAAATCCGCGAAGGGATTGACGAGATCACAGATTATGTCGATGCCGTGCGTCCTGGCGAGGGTGAGAAGGAAACGAAATGGGGTGTCCATATTATCGGCCCTGATGACATTCATCCGTGCAGAGGAGAATTTGACGCACTCAGAAAGGCGAACCAGCACAATATCTCATTCGCCAAGCTGATGGCGGATGATTCGTCACCCAACGATCCGTACTGCGTTGCGGTGGCAGAGCAAATATAACGGCTTGAACACAGCGGCTTGACCGCTGCTGTGTTTGGTTATGATTCGTTTGGCTGGGAATCTACAGGAGGCGTCATGATTGAGTTTTGTAAATGTGGAGCTTCTACAAGTGTGCGGTCATGCTACTCCACCAGCACGGGGCATGGTTACAGAATCAGGTGCAATGCTGGCCATCCTGGACCATGGGCTGTGACTATTAATGGAGCGACAAGGGTTTGGAATCAGTTGCAAAAGTCGCCACTAACACTGGAACAGGCAGATCAGGCTATGGGAATTGGTTTCACGGTAAAGGAGGCGATCCGGCTTTATGAAAATGCACATGTACGTTAAGACAACGGTGGTTCGCAGTCCTCAGTGGATGGGCGATAAACATTGGAGATACCATGTTACGGCCTGCGGGTTGATGCGGGAAGCTGATGATTTCCATATTGATGCAGCCAAGACACAAACCGAAGTGACCTGTGCCAAATGCATGAAGCAACATCAAGGATCATAACGGGTCTGTGAATGACCGGCTTGTTGCTCATGGCCGGGAGAATATGAGACACAAAAGTGGAGGTTGATTGTCATGGATGATGCACAAAAGGGGGGGCCGGTCGATTCACTGGTTAAACCCCATCGTTGGAAATTCTACACAGGCAAAAAAGTATGGGTGTGGGTTAGGACAAGAAAAGGCGTTGATGTTGAAAAGAAGGTGTTGCCTGCTGGATTTCTTTGGGGTGATCTGACTCAACAAAATACGGTTTTTTATGAGCAGATGTTCTGGCGGTTTTATCGGATAGAGGTTTAACGGCTTGAGTACAGCAGCGGGCTTCATCGCCTGCTGGACAGCGCTTGTTATGCTAGATTTTAGGGGGGCAGCATGTACCGAGTTCACAAAAATTGCAGGATTGCTTATGGAGTAACCCGTACTGTGCTGCTGATTGGCCCGTGGGCGTTCAAGTTCCCTTCAATGGTGGAATGGCGGCTGTTCCTTCTAGGTCTACTAGCCAACATGCAGGAAGCCTCATTTTCTAAAATGGGATTGCCCGAGCTATGTCCGGTGTTGTGGTCGATCCCCGGCGGGTGGCTGGTGGTAATGAGGCGGGCGCGAGAACTAACACGACAGGAGTTTGATCAGATAGACCTTGAAGCTTGGCTAGATCGCGGCGACTATATAATCCCGGCTGAACCAAAAATGGATTCTTTCGGTTGGATTGGCGAACAGTTGGTAGCGGTGGATTATGGGAATTAGCATAACGGCTTGAGGGTCTGCCGGACCACGGCAGCACCCGATGGTTAGATTACGAAAGGGGAGTCGATGGAAGCACGTTGTCAATGTGGCTGGACAGGGAAACCGGAGGATCGAAAGGTCCAATGGGGTAAGCGGTCATACTGCCCTATCTGTGGATCATACGCACCGATTAAACGGGAAATTTGTCCTTGGTGTGATGGATATATGCTTCCAAGCGGATCAGGTGATTTGCAGTGTGGTGAATGTTTCATGACTCGAAAGGAGCGATAGTATGGGATGCAAGTGCAAAGTATTTGTTTGCCCGGTAGATCAAGATGAAATGAAGGAGTGTGGGGAGCCTGAACTTATCCCAGGTGTCTGTTACGACCACACATATCTTTGCCCGGTTTGTCACCAAGAACCGACATATCCAGCAGAGATACCTTGCAGCAAATGTGCAGGAGTAATCTAACGGCTGGCAGGTCACGCGGCGACCGAAGGGAGATCGCCGTGGACCTGCTGGTTAGACCGCCATCGCGGTCTTGCCGCGATGGTCGCAGGGTTATCCTGCCACAAAGGCTATGAAAAATAATATTGACAAAATAACCGGTTCCGCTTTATCGTTTGCACAAGTGGCCTTCAACCCACGAGTGCATTGGCGGACCCTGACCGAAACTCAGGTATTTTTGTGCCCAACAGACAGAAAGGCTGTCGGGTGTGGGGGTAATACAACACCTGCTTGCAGGGAATATCCCCGCCGTTCCAATGCACGGTTGAAGACACCCGGCAGCTCCTTCAAGACTGCTATCCTTCAAAAGCATTGGAGAACCACCATGCAAACCTTCAAGATCGTCCGTTCTGGCCGTGTTAAAGAAGACTCCCCCCAATACCTTGGTAGTGAAACTGTCTATTCCCTGTTGGCCAAAGAAATGCGCTCCCTGGATCGTGAACACTTCATTGTGCTGCACCTGGACCTCAAAAACCGCTTGCTGGCCCGTGAGACAATCTCAATCGGTTCGCTCAATGAAACCATCGTCCACCCCCGTGAAGTATTCAAGGCTGCCGTTATTAACGGCAGTGCCGCCCTGCTGCTGGCCCACAATCACCCCTCCGGCAACCCGCTGCCAAGCAATAACGATATCAACGTTACCGCCCGCCTTGAAGCGGCCGGGGAAATACTGGGCATCAGGATATATGACCATCTGATATTTGGCGACCGTGGCTATTACAGCTTTGCCGCGGCCAAACAAGGGAAAAAGCAAAACCACACTAAGGAGGTGTAGTCATGGGATCATTGATAAAGATCGTAGATAGGAAAGTTGCGCCGCTGTTCTACAAGAAGCGGCCTGTTGTGACATTGCCGCAAGTGGATGAATTCCACGGCAGATCGGCAGGAACCGCAGGTAGGAACTTTCGGGCGAACCGGAAGCATTTTATCAAAGATGAAGACTTTTTCGAGGTGCCTTACGAGGAATACAACCAGCTCTTTGACTCGACGAAATCCGTCGGGTCAAACACGAATGACCGTGTGAAATTCACACAGTCAAAGGGTGGTCCGAGGGTGCCGATGATCTTCTTATCCGAGACCGGTTATTTGATGGTCGTGAAGTCTCTGACCGATGATAAGGCTTGGGCGATCCACCGCGCCCTGGTCAAGTGCTACTTTAACAAAAAGGAACCCAACAAACCGTTGACCTCCGAGGAAATCGAAGCATTCAGGACGCGGATTGCAGCCGGGGGCGGCACGCTGGAAGTTGCCCGCGAATTCGGGCGGGCGGCTTCCACGGTCAAGAAGTTCACAATAACCGAGAGGGCCGCAAGGGCTGGCCAGCTGCAACTGTTTGCCTAAGCACTGCAGGGCTTAGGCAATGACAAGGGCGGTAGAATTGAGCCTCCGCCGCCCTTGTTCATTACCCCATTGACAACCCGATTTTAAAAGAGTACAACCCCCGAAACAGTAAAAACCGCCCAAAGCCCCTATCCCTCACCGGATTGGGGCTTTTCTTTTTTGTCCGCAAAAAATACTTACCACACCCCCCTCCTGTAATCTCCCACCCGTACCTCCTTTTTGTGATAGGGCCGGGTGGGGACTTAACCACCCACCCGACCCGCTTTTTAAGACGACCAGGATTACCAAGATTTTAAATCCTGAGTAATCCCGAGTAACCCCGAAGCCAATTAGTTCGAATACCCCAGAGGGCGCTGACGGCAGTCTCCGTGGTCCTGCCCGAGCCCGCATACGAAGGGGGCGGTATACGCCCCCACAGCAAGGCCCCCGGACAGTACCATGTAGTCCGGGGGCAACACCGAAACATATGGTCCAGGATTACCAGGCTTTTAAATCCTGAGTAATCCCGAGTAATCCCGAGGCTAATAAAATGCTTATCCCCATTCCAAAACGCCAGATAAACATCATCGGCCTCCACTGCTCCGACTCGCCCAATGGCCGGTCAGTCACCCCTGCCGATATCGACCAATGGCACCAGGAACCAAGCAAAGGTTTCCACCGCACCGACTACTGGCGCAACCAGTTCAACCCCCACCTGGTTGCCTTCGGCTACACCTATTTCATCGACGTCGACGGCACAATCTACACCGGCCGGCACATCGATGAAATCCCGGCCCAGGCCAAGGGGCACAACTCCAACGCCGCCGGCATCTGCCTGGCAGGCCGCGACAAATTTACCCCAGCTGAATGGGCCAGCCTCAAAACACTGGTGCAGGATCTCCAGGCCAAGATCAAGGCCAGCACCCACGGCCTGAACGCCAAACCATTCGGCCACTATCAATGGCCCGACAGTCACAAAACCTGCCCCAACTTCGACGTCCCGGCCTGGGTAAAAGCAGGCATGACGCCCGACCCGGCGCACGTATTGGAGGGCAAATGACCACCGCCTCACTGTCCCCTTTTCGACTGTCCACTGCCTACTGCCTCTACGCCCCGGAAAGCTACACCCGCGCCACCCCCGAGGTGCGCGCCACCGTAGTCAACGGCTGCGGCCCTGGCGGCTGGAAGCTCGACCTGGTTCCGGACACGATCTGGTTCCTCGATATCTCCCTCTGCTGCGATATCCACGATTGGATGTATGTGGAAGGCGAAACCATAGAAGCCAAGGAAGAGGCTGACCGGGTCTTTCTGAACAACATGTTGCGCGCTATCGATGCCGCCGGCGGGCCTAAAATTTTGCAAGCTCTCCGCCGTCGCCGCGCCGCCAAATATTACAACATGGTTCACCTGTTCGGCGGTCCCGCCTACTGGCTGGGCAAAAACAGCAGCACGCAATTGATCGCAGCAACGTCAACATCTTAACCCCCCTCAATCCCCCCTTAACTTAAGGGGGGAGGCCTAAAGCCCCTCCGAACAAAAGCCCCTCCCCTTAGATAAGGGGAGGCGGGGGAGGGGTTAAGATCTTGGAGGCGGGGGAGGGGTTAAGAACACAACAACACAAAGGAGCCCAACATGTTCAGCAAAATCTTCGCATTCTTCACCAGCTTCTTCACCAACGTCAAAGCCGATCCCATGTCATCCGCCAAGGGCCTGGTACAACTCGCCTCTGCCGGCGCGGTCGGCTACGGCATGGCTACCGGCATCGTGCCGGTCAACGTCGGCGCACCCATGGCCGCTTCATTCGCCGCCTCCGGCATCCACGCCCTGGGCACCAACAACACGACCGGCGTCGAAGCCCCGGCAGCGGTAAAAGCCGAAGCCGCCATCACCCAGGCCGCAGCCCTCACCCCCACCGTATTGTCGGTGGTGGATCAGATCAAAGCCATCAAGGCCGAGGCCGACGAAGGACAGCAGAAAGTGGACGCCTACCAGACGGTGCTGGCGGTTCTGACAGCGGTTGCCCCGCCGAAACCCCCGGCCCACGAATAAATGGACGACATGGACCGCGCCCAGGATCGCCAGGCCGAATTTACCGCCGACGCCCTTCGTGACCACTGGCGCAACCAGAAAATAGGCATCGGTCTCAGCCATTGCCGCGAATGCGGGGAGCAGATCCCCGAACCCAGGCGCAGGGCAGTACCAACCGCCACCCATTGCATAGACTGTCAAACTGAAATTGAATTCAACTCCCGGAGGCCACTGTAATGGAAGCCATCTCTCTCCCCTTCGCCACCCTGGTCATGCAGGTGCTGGGCCTGCCCGGCCTGATCTTCGTTATCTGGCACTTTGACGCCAAGCGCTTCGAAAAACAGCGCGAGGAATACAAGGACCACATCGCCGAGATCCTCTCCCAGTACAAAGACGACGTCAGCGGCATCAAAAAACTCTACGAGAACAACGTCGAGCTGGTCCACAACTATGAATACGGCGTCAAACAATGGGAAAAGCTGGACGGCGACCTGGCCGGGATCATCACCCTCAACACACGCATCCTCTCGACCCTGGTGGAAAAGGTTGAGAGCAACCAGTTTTGCCCGACAGTACGGGGAGCGGGGCCACACCGATGAGCATCGAAAGAGCCGCCATGCGCGGGAAACTGGCCGAGGCCGAGGATATGAGGCGCCGCCTCAATCTCAAGGGTGAAGGGCTGATCATAGCGCTCCGCCAGGGATTGAACACCGCCCTGCAGCCGTTCGAGGATATCGATATCCCGCTGCTGGATGAACAATGGGACAGCCTGAAAACAGCCTGGGCCGAGGTGATTAAAATCAGAAGCGACATCGCCCGGCTGGAGAGGGAGTTGCGCTAATGGCTGAAAAGGGAGCACGCGCACAACTGGAGCCGGTGGCAGCCCAAATGTATGCGAGCGGCCAGACGCTCACGGCCATTTCCGAATTTCTGGACGTTTCCAGAAATACCTTGACTGAATGGAAGGCCAGGACAAAGCGCCCAGGTGATGACCTGGATGAATGGGATAAGGCCAAACAGCGCAAGAACACCTTTGGCCTGCGCATGGAGTCGCTGCTGGAGCGCGAACTGACCTATGCCGAAGAACGCCAGCCCGGAGCGATTGAAGGGGCCACGCTTGACAACCTTTCCAAGCTGGGTGCGCTGGTGGTGAGATTCAAAGCGGTTGAAGCCCAGGGTGCCGGATTCGACAAGGCAAAGGTATTTTTGGAAAACCTGCAATTTATCGCCGGCTGGATGAAGGAAAACGAACCACAGGGGTTGAAGGTATTGGCCGAGTCCTTTGATGACCTTACCGCAGCATTCAAGGAGTCGCTCGATGGCGTTGCGTAAACGGCCAAATCTTACCGAAGGGCAGTTCGATCGACAGGTCGCGGAGCTCCGCGCCTGGATCAAGGACAGTGTCTCGCCCTTTGAAAATGATACGCCTGCCATTCAGAAGGCCCGCAAAGAGCGAGCCCGCACGGACAAACTCTATTTCATGGAGACCTATCTGCCCCATTATTTCACCTGTCCCTTCGGTGAATTTCATGGGGAGTGGAGCGACTTCGCCCGGTTGAAAGACCAGTTTGGCCTGATCGGCGCACCCCGCGAACATGCCAAAACGACCTTCTTTACCTTCGGGGATCCGCTGCATGTCATCTGCTACAACCTGATCCATTTCGGCATGATCATTTCCGACACCCATGAACAGGCCAGCGGCTTCACCGTGGCCATCAAGCTGGAGCTGGAAGAGAACCCCCGCATCAAACATGACTTTGGAAGTTTTAAAACCCGCAACTGGAGTGATGACGACTTCAAAACCAAGGGCGGCATCTGGCTGCTGGCCCGTGGCCGCAAGGATAAGGTCAGGGGTCTGAAAAACGGCCCTCATCGCCCGGACTATGTTCGTATTGACGACTTTGAAAATGACGACAATGTCGAAAACCCCAAGCTGGTGTTGAGGGGAATCAAGTGGATCCGCGGCACGGTGATCGGCTCCCTTGGCCAGGGGTACAACGCCCTGATGGTCGGCAACCTGTTTCATCCAAAATCAGCCATCTCCACTCTGATCGCCGACCTGGATGACGACGGTAAACCCCGCTACGCCTCAAAGGTTTATCAAGCCATTCTTGATGAAGGGGCCGCCAATGAGCGCCCGCTCTGGCCGCAAAACTGGTCCCTTGCCCGGCTCTCCGCAAAAAAACATGACATGGGCACCTTTGATTTTAACCGCGAAATGCAGAATATCGTGGCCGTTGAAGGGTCCCCCTTCCCGGAGAACCAGGTCAAACATTATGAACGTATCGAAGTCATCAACCGCCCGCTGATCATCGCCACGGCCCTCGACCCCTCGGCCAAGGCCGGAGAGGGCAACGACTTCCGCGCCTGTGTTACCTGGGGACTTGACCCGGCAGAGATGACCTTCTTTTGCCTGCATGCCTGGCTGAAAAAATTGAGCATCGGCGAAATGTTCGCCGCCGCCTATGCCCAGCAGGAACAGTATGGCAGCAGCAAGGTCTTTGTTGAAGAGAACATGCTCAAGGATTTCCTGCATGAGGCCATTGCCACCTATGCCCGCCAGGTCGGAAAGTTTCTGCCCTGGCAGCCGATCCAGCACAATACCAACAAGATCGGCCGCATCGTCGGCACCTGTGCCTACCTCTGGGAGTTTGGGCACATGCAGTTTGAAAAGAACCACAGCGACCAGAACCTGCTGGAGGGCCAGTTTGTTTATCTTCTGACCCCATCGGTAAATGACGACGGCCCGGACGCCTCGGAAATGGCAATCAGCGGATTGCAGAGCGGCATGATCACCGCCGCCTGCGCCCCACCCCAGGAAACCACCCCCGACAACTACCACGCCGAGCGTAAAGGGCTGCTGGCCGGGATCAAAGGCCGCCAAAAATACGGGAGACGCAAAGTGTAACCCCGTAACCCCCCTCAATCCCCCCTTAACCTAAGGGGGGAGGCTTCAAGCCCCTCCCCTTAGATAAGGGGAGGCGGGGGAGGGGTTAAGATTCTAGGAGAACAACATGAAACTGCTCGACCGCCTCTTCAACATCGATAAAAAAGTCGAAGAAAAACTCTCCGCCGCCGTGGACCAGCGCCTCAAGGCCGCCCTGCCCGCAGCCGTGGCCGAACGCCTCCAGGCCGCCTCCATCTCCCTGGATAACGACTACGGCTGGCGGCTGTTGAACGGCACCTCCACCCGCGAGCTGCTCATCGCCCCCTACGAGCAGCAGATCATCATGGCGTACTGGCTCTACAAGACCAACCCCCTGGCCGCCTTCCTCATCGACGTCCCGGCCGCCTTCGTTGCCGCCGACGCCATGCCGTTCACCTGCGACAACGAGGACGTAGAAAAAACGCTTAAAGCATTCTGGGACCGAAACCGCCTGGAACTGCGCTGGGGTAACTACATCAAAGAGACCGATATTTTTGGCAACCTGGTGCTCACCGCCCATGTGGCCGAACAGACCGGCCGGGTCAAACTCGGCTATCTCGACCCCGGCCTGATCTCCACCACCATCCCGGATCCGGAAGACGTCCAGACCAAAATCGGCGTCAAAATCAAGGCCACCGAACGCCGTGGCGAACGGGTCCTGAAGGTAATTCTGGACAGCGACACCGAGGAGGATCTCTCCCCGGACGCCAAGGAGCTGCGCGACCAGATGACCGACGGCCAGTGTTTTCTGATTCAGGTGGACTGCCTCAGTTCCGAACTGCTCGGCACCTCCCGGTTGTTCAACATCGGCGAGCACCTGGACGCCCATGAACAAACCATGCTCGACGCCGGAGAGAAGCACAGCCAGTTCAACGCCTTCTATTACGACATCACGGTCACCGGCGCCGATGCCAAACATCTGGAGGCCGAGCGCGCCCTCTACACCCCGCCCCGCACCGGCGGTGCATTCATCCACAACGAAAAGGTTACATGCGAGGCCGTGGCCCCGGACCTGAAAGCCCTGGATGCCGAAACCGCCAGCCGCTCCCAGCGCCGCCACATCCTGGGGGCCAAGTGCGTGCCCAACCACTGGTATGCCGACCCGGACGGCAGCAACCGCGCCACCGCCGACGCCATGGACCGCCCGACCCTGAAAAACTTCACCAGGCGGCAGAACGAAGCCAAAGCCGTCTTGAAAACCATCGCCGACTTTGTCATCACCAGCGCCATCGACGCCTCCTACCTCAGCGTCCCGGAGGAAGAGGCCTACAAATACGAGATCTCCACCCCGCCCTTGACCGACAAAGACGTGGCCAAGATCTCCACCATGCTGCGCGATGTCTCCAGCGCGCTGGTCACCGCCGAGAGCCAGGGCTGGATCGACCAGGAAAAAGCCGCCCGCATGTTCGCCTTCTGCACCGCCATGCTCGGCTTCGAATACGACCCGGATGAATGCAGCGACGTACCCCCCGAGGGGAAGGATTACAAAAACGCCAAATTTGCCCCACAAGGGCCGAACACCACCCAGGTGGCTACCGATGGTCGCGACGAGGACGAAAAAGGCCGCTGACACGTGTCATAAAGCGAACCAGGGGGGGAACCCGTTCAACGTTCAACGTTGAATGCGGTTCAATGTTTAAAACCTCGAACCTTGAACCTTGAACCTTGAACAGCTTTTTGAACCTTGAACCTTGAACCTTGAACGTTGAACAGTTTTTCGAACCCCAAGGAACCAAAATGGCGACACCATCAACCGACATACTCCAGCAGATCCTCACCGCCCAGGGCCGTCGCACCATCGACGGAGCCGAGGCCGTGCGCCGGATACTGGAGGAGGTGCGCAAGCAGGTCATCGGTGAAATTGCCTCCGCCGCGCCGGAATCCTTCACCGCTTACAGGCAAACGCAGATGCTGGCGCAGCTGGACCGGCTGCTGTATGACGCCGAGGCCGGCATGCGGGTGGAGATCGGCCGGGGGATCAATGCCGCCTGGGAGGCAGGCCGCGATCTGCTGCCGCAGATGGCCAGCGCCGCCGGCACGGTCCTCTCTCCGGTCGGCATCTCCAGTCACCTGGTGGACCAGCTCAAGGAATTCACCTGGGGTCGGATCAGCGCCATCACCAACGATGCCCAGGCCAAGATCCGGGCGGAGCTGACCCTGGGTGTCCTGGGGCAGAAAACCCCGCACGAGATCTCCGGGGCCATTGCCGGCACCCTGGAGCGCCCCGGCTTTTTCAAAAGCATTGAGGAGCGCGCCATGGTCATCACCAAGACCGAACTGGGCCGCACCTTCAGCATGACTCATCAGGCCAGCATGGAAGCTGCCGTGCCGACCCTGCCCGGCCTGGAAAAGATGTGGCTGCACGCCGGTCACCCCAAGCGCGCCCGGATCTATCATCTGTACAACAACGGCCAGACCAAACCGGTGGCCGAGCCGTTCCTCATCGGCAATATCATCATGATGTACCCGCGTGACCCCAAGGCCCCGGCCAGCGAGGTTGTAAACTGCGGCTGCATGCATGTGTCCTACATGCCGGCATGGGGATCAAAAAAAGAGTATCTAACGAGCTGGGAAAAGGCCCAAGCGGCTGCGAACAAACCAAGGAAATAAACAAGGAGGGTAGGCATCCTGCCTGCCATTCGGACGGGGTTCAACCCCATCCGAAACACGGGCAAGATGCCCACGCCCCACAAAACCCAAAGGAGGTAACACAATGGCAGAAGCGATCGACAAAAAGTACCTGGAGGGGCTGGTGTTCAAAAGCTCCAAAACGAAGAAGACCGACAGCGGCACCGTCCATGTCCCGGTGGAGCGCGCGCTGACCCCGGCTGATGTCCTGGACTGGAAGGACAGCGGCAAGGACCTGGTTATCGTTACCGCAGACGGCCAGAAATACCGCGTGGCCAAGGAAATCAAGAAAGCCAAGGAGTAACCCATGCCTTTTGAACTGATCCAGACATCATGCCGTATCATGGCCGCTGTCGGTGAGTCTGACTCTGCTGATTACGGTTATACATGGAGGGTACAGGTCAATGAGTATGGCCCCGGCAAGGATGGCCGGATCAACTGGACCCGCGAGCCTCTGGTTGCCGCTATTTCGAGTCTAATCGAGGGCGCCCGTGTTTTCGCACTGAATGAGAGCCAACATCAAGCGGCCAACAAGCAATTTGGAAAATCAGTCAAGGAAATAATCGGCTGGCTGAAAAACGTTACCGACACCGGTACTGCCATTGAAGCGGATCTATGCATCCTCAAAAGCGCCCAATGGTTGCGTGATGGATTAGTTGACAGTTTTGAGAGGGGCAAACCCGACCTGTTTGGCCTTTCGTTTGATGCTGTCGGCCGGGCTATCAACAAAATGGTAGCTGGAAAAATGATGAAAGAACCTGTTGAAATCAAATCCGTGGAAGTCGATGTGGTTTACAACCCCACTAACAATGGGAAATTTTTACGATTGGCCGCAGCC